TTCGGTGAGATTGTTGAAACCATTGGTGCGGCACTTCTTCCGTACTTAGATCAATTCGCAAAGTTCTTAGTGAACAATGTTGCTCCGGCTGTCCAACGTATCAATACTGTCATTGGTGAAAAAGGTTTGATTGCAGGGTTTCAACAGTTGATTTTTGAATCTGGCAATGCCGGAACTTCAGTTGTTGGCGCATTCAGGAACATGACTATTGCAGGTGCAGAATTAGTCAATGTTCTTTACAAGGCTTACTATTTTGCGAAGGCTGTGGCTGAGGCACCATTTGCTGCAGGTCAAGCTGCCAAAGATGCGTTCACAGCTTTGACTGGAACAGCAATTAACATCAACAATCTTAAAGCATCATTTGACAGAGTTGCCATTCCAGTAAATCGTTTCAAAACCGAACTTATTACTGCTGATCAGGCTGAACGCAACTTTAATAAAACAGGCAAGATCACAGTTGATACCCTTCCTGGTGTGGCTAAAGCTGTCAAAGATGCAGGTTGGAGATTGAAGGAATACACGGATGGGTTGAACGCAAATAACGCTGCTCGTAAAGCATTTAATAGTGCGCAGAAAGATTCAATCAAAGCCGGTGAATCGTTGACCGAAGCGAATCTCAATTTGGCTGATGCACAAAATAAGTTTAATGCTGCTGTTGCTGGCTTCGGGGCTGATAGTCCTCAAGCTCGTAAGGCTGCACATGATTTGGCTGTTTCGGAACGTGATTTGGAACGTGCCAATTATGGTGTGGAGAAGTCGATTAAGGATGTTCAGGATGCTGAGGAAAACTTGGCTGCTGTACGTGCGAAGAAGGGTGCTGACCCTAGGGATATTCGTGAGGCTGAGATTGGTGTTTCTAGGGCTAAGCAGGATCAGGCGAAAAGTATTTTGGATGTTGCTGATGCTGAGAAAGAATTGCAGAAGGTTCGTCGTCGTAGACGATCATCGCCCGAGGATTTGTTGAAGGCTGAAACTGGTTTGACTAACGCCAAGTTCAATGTTGAGGAAGCGGTATTTGCTGTTACTGATGCAGAGAAAAAGTTATCTGATCTTCGTTTGATGAAGGGTGCTACACCCGATGAGATTCGTGATGCCGAGATTCTTTTGGCTGAAGCCAAGTTGACGAGTGCTGATGCTACTGATGCCCAGACTGATGCGACTGATTCGTTGACTAAGAAGCAGGATTTGTTGAACGAGGCGATTAGTGGTGCGTTGACTGATTCGGAAACTTACAAAACTTTGTCTGATGAATTGAAGGATGCAAAACTTCGGCAACGTGATGCAAATGATGCTGCGACTGATGCGATTGATCGTGAGGCTGATGCATTGGTGCGATACAAGGAAGCGTATGCGGATGCTGTTGCGTTGACGTTGAAGTTTCCTAAGATTGCTGCGAATAATCCTTTGGGCGGTTTTGCTGGGACTATTCCTCAAACTGTTACAGGTAACGCTGGGTTCACTGGTCGCCCTGAGCAGGGTGGCGGTGGGTTCAATGTTGTTGTTCAGGCTGGTGTGATTGCTTCTGAATCTGAGGTTGCTGACACGATTGCTGACTTGATGAGTCGTCGTGGCAGGTTAAATGGCGGTAGCGTCTTTGCGGGTTTCTGATGGCTCGATCTACTAAATGGGGTTCAACATACAAAGTGTTGTTGGATGTTGGTTTTATTGGCAACTATTTTATTTTGGATACCAGCGAGTTGGATGGGTTCGCTGTGTTGGATGGTGGAACAAACTTCATTGACATCACAGAGTATGTAACCAACATCAATATCAGTCGTGGCCGTTCAACACAACTTGAATCTGTGCCTTCTTCAAGTTGCACAGTTATTGCTGATGATCGTGCAGCTGACCGATTCTTTGATCCACTCAATACAGCGTCTAGCTGGTATTCGGGTGGGACTGTGGGTATCGCCCCTCGTCGCCAGTTCCAGGTGTACGGTGGCACAGCCGGAACCACAGCAATGTTCACAGGATATGTGTATGACTTGAACATGGATTATGAAGAACCAAACCTGTCAACTGCAACTATCATGTCCACTGATGCGCTCGGTCAACTCGGTCAAACCACCATTGAAGCATTCACCCCATCCGAACAACTAACTTCAGCACGGATCAACGCCATCTTGAACCTCAACGAAGTTTCGTTCTCGACAGCATTGAGGAGCATCGAGACAGGTATTGCAACTTGTGGAGATTTCCCATACGACGATGGGACTAATGTGTTGCAGATTTTGCAGGATGTGGCGACGGCTGAGAATGGTCGTTTGTTTGTTGATCGTTCTGGGTTGTTAAACTTTGATGCTCGGGTCACTGTGTCGTCTGGTACGGCTGTGGCTTCGTTTGGTGGTACTGCTGGATTGCCGATTCAGTTGTTGTCAAATGTGTATGGGGCTGAGACGGTGTTGAATCGGGTGACGGTTGCTGTTGCTGGTGGGGTTGATGTTGCTGTGGCTAATGGGACTGCTTCTCAGCAGACTTATGGGATCAAAACTTTGTCGTTGTCTGGTTTGCCTTTGGTTGATGATGGTGTTGCTGATCAGGCGTTAGCTGATTTATTGTTGAAGAAGTATGAGAATCCTGTTGTGCAGTTCTCAGAGTTTGATGTGTTGGTGAATGCGTTATCTTTGGCTCAGCAGGAGGTGATGGCTGGGTTGGAGATTGGTGATTTGTTGTCGGTGTCTAAAACTTTCAAGGTGGGTTCACCGACTACGGTTTCACAGAACGTGGTGGTCGAATCCATTCGTCATTCTGTGAACCCTCAAGGGCATCGGGTGACTGTCGGATTAGGGCAGATACGGTTAGCATTTGTGCTGAATACGTCTGCTCTGAATGATCTAAATTACGGACTAGGATAGGGGCGATATGGCTACACCAAATACGACGTTCACTGTTGGCGCAATTCTTACTGCCGCACAACAAAACAATTTTCCGTTTGGCGTTGTGTCACGCAGATATGACACCGCAGCCACTTTGACCGTAAACTCAACAACAGAAACAGCATTGCTTGACTCGCCTGCGTTTACTCCTGTTGCTGGTCGTTTGTACCGTGTCACTTACAGCATTGGTTTTATAGCCAAAACAAACACCAACGGCAACGTCAATATCAGATTAAGAAAAGACACTGTTGCGGGTACAATTCTTAACGACAGTTTTTATTCCGCACTTGGCGTAAACGTTTACGTACCATTTAGCACATCTATTTTATTGACATCAACACAAATGGGAACAACATCTTTTGTACCTACAATTAGCATTGTTGCTAACAACTCAGGTTTTGTTGCAGGCAATACTGGCGGCAGTAGCGGAACAATTTTAATTGAGGACATAGGGTTGGCTTAATTATGCTTTCATCAGACAAAACAGTTTATTTGTTTTCTATTGGCTGGAAACAAGGCGATAAAGAATTAACAGACGAGGAAATCCAAGACGCTTGCAACGCTGCATATGTAGCAAAACAAGCAGCCAAACAAGCCGTGATGACAAAGTTAGGTTTGACAGCCGATGAGGTCAAAGCACTTCTCAGTTAGTCGTTGGTTGATTGTTGCGCCTGCGCTTCTAGCCTCGATCTTCAGTTTTATTCCGTCAGCGTCAGCTGATCCGGTACCAGGGTTGTTCACGTCGTATTACACGATTGATGAGATTCCTCCAGTTCAATCCACAAGCGAATACGTGTTGTGTGGTTCTGAGATTGAGAACAACATCAACCGTTCGTATGACGGTGAGCCGTATTTAGATTGCACCTATGACTTGTTTATGGTTCACATGACCGGATTCATCACGATTCCCGTGCATGAGACGATTGAGTTTTGGTTTGCTTCAGATGACGGTGGCCGAATCAACATTGGTGGGAACAAGTGGGGCAACTGGTCTGATCAGGGCTGTATGTGGATGGAATCTGGGCAGATAGACATTAGTGCAGGCGATGCGAACCTAAATCTCTTTATGTACGAGAACGGCGGCTCGACGTGTTTGATGCTTGCGTGGAACATTGATGGTCAAGGTTTTGAGATTGTTCCTGATGAGGCATTCACTACCAATGGTCAATCAACTACGACTACGACCAGCACAACTACTACTACGACAACGATTCAGGAGACAACAACAACATGGGTATCCACGACAACTTCTACGACTGTCGCACCAACAACTGTTCCTGTTACAAACCCGTCAACTACTACGACAGTTCAAACAACTACTTCTTCAAATCCTCCCACAACACAACTGCCAATCCCAACAACAACAACGACAACGCTGTTGCCAACAACAAGCACATCCCTACAAGTACCCAATGCAACATCGACTACCTCCTCAACTAGTTCTACCACGACCACAACTTCAACAACAACCACAAC